GCAGGCTATTATTCGCTAATACCAACACTTATAATCGATTTTTAGCCTCCTTGCCGCCTTGCCGCCTCTAAAATTTTTTATTTTTAAAAAATATTTTTGCTCAAAAATTTCTCTTATACGGATGGCAACTACATTAGAAAGGTTCTAAACTTTGAAACGTCTTGTCCCGTGAGCTATTATTTTCTTAACACCACTGCCTTGCAGCTCTATTTTGGCATAAGGTTTCCAAGCTTTACGCATCAAGTTCAGCTCTAGTATAAGAGCTGACCACTGTTTAGGTGTGATTTGTTTACTTTGTATTATTACTTTTTTCATAATTTTGGGGCTTCCACTCTCGCTTCCACCCCAATCCCAAGGGAATTTTTAACTCTGTTTGTAGGTTCTTGACCTAAATAACTCATTTCTATCTGCTTTTATTACAAGTCGAGCAGGGTTGTAGTCTCCAATTATATTGCTCTCTTGTAGTTCTATACGTCTGACATCCTCCAAATGTCCTGATAACGATTCAATATAAACAGGGCAATCAGATATCATAGTGCCCTTCTGCCCATTAGAAAACTGTTCAAGTATTTGTTGTAAATCTCTTAATCTCATTTTAACCTATCCTTGTGTCCAACCGGTAGCATACTTTCATATCTCCTTGCCACATTCTTGACACCTTGATACCACTTTTTCTTCCACATCCTTTTCATATCTCCCTCTGTTTTGTAATACATGTTGGCTATTTTATCCAACATTTCTGTTTCTTTTTTGATAGTACTCATTGACCCTCCTTAAAAAGTCGTGTTGATATTGTTGAAACTTTGTCCCTTCTACGACAAATTCTTGGTAGTAATTATCCTTACTACACATCATTACTACACCTTTAGTAATACTTGTTTTATGCACAAAGTTGTGTGCCATCGCATAAGCCCCTAGCTGCAGAAAGTAATCCCCGATCCACTCTTCTCGCTTCGGTTTATTCGTCTGTTTAAAATCGATTATCGCATCGCTGCCCTTGTGAACTGCTACGAGGTCTGTTTGCCCTGCATAGAGCCCAGGATAGTACAAAGTACATTCTGTGCCGTAGTACTCCGTTAAATTGCATAGACCCTGCTCTATGACCCTTATAGCCATGTTATGAGCCTGTTTTCCGACGTTGGTAAGATCTAAATACCCTTCTTCCAAGATGTACTTTTCCAAGATCTTATGCATCGCCGTTCCGCGGCTCGCGCTCTCTTCAGTAATTTTAGCTGCCGTCGCCTCACCCACCCTTGCTCGCCAAGCTGCCAAGCTATCTTGTTTTTCCTGTGGTTCGGTGGCCTTTAGAATCGTTGTAACACTTGGTAACTTTTCTTTATCGTCGATATTATAGTGCCGTAAACCATCTAAAGTCTCACGCACCGTCTTTGGGTATATATATTTATTATTTCTTTTCATAAATTAAATGTCTCACTACAGTTGTCCATGGGTTTAAGTCATAGTCACTTACAGAACTACAACTAGTTAATAATATAAATATTACTAAATATTTCAAACTCTTCTCCTTCCAAATATAGTTCTCCAGAACCAACTTCTACAAATACTTATCACAGTAAAAATGACTGCGATATGAAAACTTTCAAGCACAGTTGGGTACATATCAAAAAATGGAAATATAAATAATTGTATCAATGTCGATAGGATTAATCCACTACCAACATCGATACACGTTTCAAATAAAT